TTTTCATTATACCTCCTAATGTTTCTAAACTCCGAAAACATTGACTCACTTTTCATGTCATTCTGAGACCGAAGGGCGAAGAATCTACCTGATCCTTCGGTTCGCTTCGCTCCCTCAGGATGACACATTGATAATGAGCCTTAGTCATTTCGGAGACCTTCGGCGAAAATTCGACCTCCGCCTCCGGTTTTAGGAACCCTTAATGGGGAAAGTATTAACTTTTTGAAGGTATTTTTACAGCCCGCCTGTACGGGCTACTCCACATACAACCCAGTCATTTTTTTTGGGTTGGGGCTTTATGTCCCGGAGTCAGGACGTTCTTTGGCTTGCTTCAGCCGGTGTATACCAGCCTCGGCTTCCTGCCAATCTCATCACCTCCTTTTCATAGATAATCCAACGGACAAGGGTTATCCCTTGCCTTAGTACTATTGTACCACGTCTGTCAAGACCCCCCAAGTGTAAAATCCCAAATCCCAAGCATAAAATTTCAAATAAATCGCAGGCACAAATAGCAATGACAGAAAAAGCCACAGAGCTGTCATTCTGAAGGAGCCTTCACTCTTTGTCATTCTGAGGGAACGAAGCGACCGAAGAATCTCACTCAGTGTAAACTCCGCGACCGAAGAATCTACTCGGCAACGTTGAGATCCTTCCCCTTCCCCTTCGTTAGACTCAGGGTCAGGGTCAGGATGACAGGGGCAAGCAGCATCTCTGTAATCGTTAATAATCTCTGTAATCCCAGTCTAGGATTTGGGGCAGTAGGCGGCTACTTGTAGTATTCACGGACGCGGCGGAAGAAGGCACGGACGATGAAGATGAAGACGATAACAAAGATGACGGCACCGATGGCCAGATACCAGCCGGAGAAAAATCCTACCTGGAATGGGTATGGGGAGAACGACCATTCGCTTTCGTTGCCGGCACCATCAATGGCTTTAACCCGCCAGTAATAGGTGCCCGGCTCGAGCCTCATGACGCAGTTGGGCTTGCTTAGGCCAGTCTTTCTCATACCCGGTTGCAGCGGGAAGAAGCTGATGTTACCCCTGTTTACCTCCAGGGTATAAGTGACGCCGCTGGGGTCGGATACCTCGCTCCAGGTGAAAATGACAGGCTGCGAGCCGAACCAGCCGAATCTCTCCTGAGCCGGTGAGATGGGATTCGGTACTGACGGCGCTGTGCCTTCCAGGGGCAGGCCGAAGGTGGCGACATTGCCCGCCCTGTCGGTAGCGGTGATGACGTGAGTGTCTGTGGAGCTTTCGGGCACAATGAACTTGTCGGTAAAATTGCCGGTGTCATTGGTAGTCGGAGAGTTCGATACCGCAATATCATCGTACTTAATAGCTATTGTGCTCTTGGCGGCGAATCCCCGGCCGGTCAATGTGACCTCGGCGCCGATCTCGGGTTGCTCCGGTTGAAGGCTGATGGTCGGGCCGACCTGGAGGCTAGCGGTAATATCTCCAAAAAATAGGTTCTCATCGATAGCTTTGAATTCGTGATTGCCGGCCATGGTATCTGGTATGGTGAACTCGCCGGTAAAGCTGCCCAGCTCGCTGGTAAGGATGCTAAGTTTGGTATCGTTGCCATCGAAGCTGACCTTGATGGTCTTATTCTTGGCTGGAAAGCCGGTGCCCTTGATGGTGACCGTGGAGCTCGGGGGAGCCGATGAAGGATTTACCTCAAGGTCAGGCAACACCGAAAAGGAGAAGCCGTAAACTTTGTCACGCCCGAATCGTTGGAACTGGACGAAGTTGGTACCATAGGCGGCTTCGGGTATGGTAAAAGAGACCGTTATATTTTTCCTATCGGTGGGAAACCTGCCCTCACCTACTTTGGTGTAACATGATGGCAAAACCTCGGTGGTACATTCAACGCTATCTGGCGAGAGGGGGCCTTTACTCCATACGATTGTATAAGGCCCGCCTACATCAAACCCGCCGCCATTTATGTTTATAGTTGCCGTGGAGCCGACCTTACCGGTGTTGCCTTCTGCTCCACTAACTGTGGAGGAACAGGAACCTTCGGCTCAGCCGTCGGCTTTGACGGCGCCCGGCACCAGCGACAGTGCCAGCAGGAGAATCAGACCAGCATAACCTAGAAATTTCACGGTATAAATTTTATACCCCCTTGCCTGAGCCTTGTCAAGTCCGAAGCCACGCCCGCATTAACAAATCACAAATCCTAAACTCCAAATCCTAAATAAATTCAAAGCACCAAATACAAATAACCAAAAATCCATAGAACTGTCATTCTGAGGGTGCAGCGCGACCGAAGAATCTCCTCAATGACTTTGAGATCCTTCCCCTTCCCCTTCGTTAGACTCAGGGTCAGGGTCAGGATGACAGAGAAGAGCCTCGACCTTTTAAGGTCGAGGTCATGAGGTTAAAACCTCATGGCTACATGTTTTAAAACGGACCGGCGACAAAATCATGTTGAGTAAATAGAACATTAGTGCTAGTATAGGGTCATCATGATTGGCAGTGAACTTGATTTATTGCCTGATGAGATTGAGTGGCGGGACGAGGGCTGTGAGTTCTTTCCGTCATGTTTGAATTGTCCGCTGCCAAAATGTGTTGAAGATGAGCCGAGGGGTCAGCAAAGGCTGAGGATGGCGGCGCGGAAAAGGCGAATGGCGGAACTGAGGTGGAGGGGCAAAAGCGTTAAGGAGATAGCCGAGCTTTTCGGCGTCAGCAGGAGAACGGTACAGCGAGCATTAAAAAATAAAAAATTAAAGATAAAAGACCAAAAATTTTGAGGCTTGATTTGTGATGTCGAAAAACTGTCATTCTGAGCCCATCCGACTCTGTCATTCTGAGCCCCTCCTTCTTTGTCATTCTGAGTCCCTCCGACTCTGTCATTGTGAGTCCCTCCTTCTCTGTCATTGTGAGTCCCTCCTTCTCTGTCATTCTGAGGAGCAACGCGACGAAGAATCTTACATCTAACCCGGAGATCCTTCCCCTTCACTTCGTTCAGGGTCAGGATGACAAAGAGGAAACGCTCAGGATGACAAAGGGAGGTTTCAGGATGACAAAGAGGAAACGCTCAGGATGACAAAGGGAGGTTTCAGGATGACAAAGGGAGGTTTCAGGATGACAAAGAGGAAACGCTCAGGATGACAAAGAAAAGAAGCTCAGGATGACAAAGAGGAAACGCTGAGAATGACTAACTTTAATCTTCAATCACTTGCCCAGCTTGACCGCTCGCGCTTTGCTGGCTACAAGGCAAACCTCGACTTTTATAACGGCGAGCAGTGGGCGGAGAAATCAGATCCTTCGCGCCGCTCAGGACGCCAGCTCGTCTTCAACTATGCCAAGATAGCCATCGACAAGGTTACCTCTTATCTCATGGAAGGGCTGAACTTTGCCTGCGAGCCGTCAGAAAATCAAACATTAAATATCAAAAATCAAAAGTTAAATAGCAAAGACCAGAGAGACACAGCACGGAAAGGGGAGAAGGTCATTTACGATGTCTATCACCAAAATAACCTGCAGGAGCTGGACTATGAGACCGAAGTTGATACCGCTATACTGGGTGACGGCTGCTTCAAGGTCACCTGGGACGCACAGGAGAAACGCATCAGGGTAACCAGCCCCGATGTAACCGGCCTGTTTGCCTGGTGGCTGGGCGACGACCTGTCCCAGGTGTGGCGGGTGGCTTCGTGCTATACCCTGACCCGGGAGGAAGTTGAACAGCTCTATCCTTCGCTTCGCTCGAGGACAGGTCAGCGCCAGACTGATAAGAAAACCGTCACCATCACCGAGTTGTGGACGGACAGGCAGTTCACCCTTTCTCTGGACAATGAGACCATCGAGGACAAGCCGAATCCCTACGGCTTTATCCCCTTTGTCATTTTTCCCAACGTCAGGCAGCCGAAACATTTCTGGGGCACCTCAGATATTCCGCCGCTGAAGCAGGCGCAGCGGGAGCTTAACCGGGCACTGTCCCAGTTATCCCGCATACTTGAAGTCTCGGGTAACCCCATAGCTGTACTCGAAGGTGTGGAATCCGCCGAAGAAATAAAAGTTCAGCCGGGAGCCGTGTGGACTATTCCGGAGGAAGCCAAAGCTTATCTTTTGGACCTGCTTGCCGGCGGCGGCATCAGGCTGCATGTCGACTATATCGATATGATTTACCGCTGCCTGCACGACATTTCGGAGTCACCGCGTGCAGCCTACGGCGGCATCGAAAGGGAGCTATCGGGTGTTGCCCTGGAGATGGAGCTACAGTCGCTGCTGCAGAAAGTCAGACGTAAAAGAACAATACGCGCCTCCGCCTATGCGCGCCGATGCCAGATGATTTTGAAGCTGCATAAGCAGTTCGCCGGTGAGGACTTGACCGGCGTAGACACCAGAATCGTCTGGGGAGCGGTGCTGCCCCAGGATAGAGCCAGGCTGGCACAGAATGAGCAGGTTTTAGTCCAGTCGGGCGTCCATTCCCGCAGGACGGCTATGGACGAGCTGGGTATTAGAGATCCGGAGGCGGAGTTTGAGAAATGGCTGGAGGAGAGGAAGAGGATACTGGAAATGAATCAGCAGTTCAGGGCACGCTCCACCCGCGGCAGCGAGCGAGAGAGAAGCACAGCCGCGGAGATGGAGGCAGTGGCTTTGAACGAATAATCTCCCAATCTCAACTAATTTCTTAATCTCAATAAGTCTCGGAGATGGATTGAGATTGATGGAGACCGATAGAGATTGATAGAGACAAGGAAAGGAGTAACAAATTGGCAGATGAACACAACGAACCCAAGGAACTCAAGGAACACAATGAACAGGAGTACGAGGCCGGCAAACCGAAGACCGAAAAAAGCGAAGAATCTTTGGATGATAGTCAGGAGCTTAGTCAGCCGGCTGCTAAAGAGCTTCAGGACAAAGTAGCGGCGCTGGAGAGCCAGGTCGAGGCCAAAGCCGGCGTGGTTACCGGGCTCGAAGGCCAGCTCGCCAGGATGAGCCATGACTTCAAGGGAGCTAGGGCAGCCTACGCAAATGCTGTGGAGGACTACAAAAAGCTGGCAGCCAGCTCTAATCCCTTGATTCCCTCCGAGGCTATCTCGGGCACGACCATCGAGGAGGTCAAGGACTCGCTCGACCGTGCGCTCAAGTTGGTGGCCAGCGTACAGGAGTCACTGGCGAGGGAGGTGCAGGCAAGCTCGATACCCGCCGGAGCACCGGCTAGAGCCGGGCTGGACACCTTGGCCATGAGCACCAAGGAGAAAATAAACTACGGGTTGGAACAAGCTCGAAAGAAGAAAGAGCAATAGTCAAGCACCAAATCCCAAGCATCAAATATCAAACATAAGGATTTGGAATTTGAGATTTGAGATTTGGAATATACGACTGAAAGGAGTTTATTATGGCTATATCACTAACCGAAGCTGCAAAACTTTCCAATGACGTCCTGCTTCAAGGCGTCATAGAAACCATACTGAAGGACTCACCTGTACTTCAGAAAATGCCGTTTATCGAGATTGTCGGTAACGGCCTGACCTACAACCGGGAGAAAACACTGCCCACCGCCGAATGGCATGCTGTCAATGCCGACTGGTCGACTTCTCCGGCACCGGACTTCGACCAGCTCACCGCGGTACTGGCTATACTCGGTCAGAATGCCGATGTCGATAACTACATCAGGCAGACCCGCTCCAATATCCAGGACATCGAGGCTGCCATCATTGAGCTGACGGCTAAAGCCATCAGGCATGAGTTTGAGGACAAATTCATCTACGGTGACAGTTCAGGCGGAACCAATCAGTTCGACGGCCTGCGAAAGCTGATTGACTGCACCCAGGCGGGCAGCCAGGTGATTACTATGGGCGGTACGGGCGCGGCGCTTACACTGGCCAAGCTCGATGAGCTGATTGACACCGTCAGAGGTGGCAAGCCCGATTTGCTGCTGATGAGCCGCCGGTCACGCCGCAAGGTCACGGCGCTGGTCAGAGCCAGCGGCGCTTACATGGAGACCGTCAGGGGAGAGTTCGGCGATTTTACCCAGCTCTATAACGGTATACCCATCGGCGTCTCCGACTGGGTCAAGGACACACATGCACTGGCCAGCGGCTATGAGACCGGGGCTACCGGTGGCGCTTGCTCCATCATCTTCGCCGTACAGTTCGGCGAAGGCGCCGTCTCGGGTGCTACCAACGGCGGCCTACAGGTTGAGCCGATAGGCGCTATGGAAGGCAAGGACGCCTCCAGGACCAGAATCAAGTGGTATATCACACTGGTCGACTTCTGCAAGCAGAGGCGAGGCGCCCTTATCGGAGTTCAAGACTAAATGATAAATCCCAAGCACCAAGCACCAAATAACAATGTAATTTGTAATTTGTGATTTGGTGGTGGGGTTGGGAGATTGGGATTGGTGGGGGAGTGGAGACGCACCAGAAACAGGGGTGGACAGCTTCACTTCCCCACTTACAAATTGTCATTCTGAGCCCTTCGTTAATGTCATTCTGAAGAGCCCTTCGCTATTTGTCATTCTGAAGAGCGAAGCGACGAAGAATCTTACTCAGGATAAACTCCGCGAAGAATCTCGCAGAATGGGTAAGTCCGAAGAGTGACAGGAGAAGAGAAAAACATGTAGCCACGAGGTTTTAACCTCGTGACCTCGATCTTAAAAGGTCGAGGCTACATGTGAGGGAAGGTCGAGGCTACACTTAGCTTTTAAATCTCGGTAATCAATCTACGGAGCAGAGAATGAACTTAACCACCATGAGAACACTGGTCAGGCGGGACCTCAAGGACGAGGATAACTCTAACTATCGCTGGCAGGACAACGAAATTGACAGAGCTATCCAGAGAGCCGTAGCCGAGCTATCCCGCTATGTCCCCAGGGAGATGAAATCAACCATCGCTACCACTTCAGACAGCCGCGACATAGATATCGCCACACTTACCGATAGGGTCTCGGTGGACCGGATAGAGCTCCCGGTGGGAGAAACACCAAGGAGTTTTCAGCGCTTTGCCGTCTACAGTGACACCATCACTTTAGTAGGCGACACCGAGGGAAATGGTGAGAACTGTCACATTTACTGGGGCAAGGTTCATACACTGGACGGAGGCACTAGCACCATCCCCAGCCACCTGGAAGACATTTTAGCCCTGGGAGCTGCTGCTTATGCCGTGCTGGGTCAGGCTCAGTACCGCTCGGACGTCGCCGGCATCGGCGGCGATAGAGCCGATACCGACTACCAAAGCTGGGGGAGTAGCATGCTCAAGGAGTTCAAATCTCAGCTCCAGCGCTTCGGCAGAGGCCGGAAACTAAAGGTCGGCACGTTGTATCAAGGAGACAACACAGAGTGAAAATCCTAAGCACTAAGCACCAAATACAGAATAAATCCGAAAGGGAGGACTTAACTTTCTGTACATGTCATTCTGAGGAGCGAAGCGACGAAGAATCTCGCTCAGAATGACCGTAATGAAGGGCACAGGATGACCGTTTGAGATTTGGATTTTGAACTTTGATATTGTTTAGAGTTTAGGATTTAGGATTTGGAATTTACGACTGGAAGGAGACACCGATGGGAAAGTCAAAGATTGAAGAAGGTCTACCCCGCTTAAAGGATGGGCTTCCCTGGCAGGCGTTTGCCATAGTGGGTGATAAGGAAGACCCGGAGACGTGGAAGCTGCCGCATCACACCAAGGCTATCTTGAGAGCCATCAAGGGTAAAGTCGGCCATTATCAGACCACGGACTGGGAGCATCTGGCCGCAGCCGTGGCCGCCCTGAGCCGTGGCGGATTCCGCGGCAAGCGGGTAGAGGCTACCGAGCAGCAGATACTCGATGCTGCCAGGCACCTGGCCAGGCATTATTCAGAAAACGGCAAGCCGGTGCCGGATACATTGTTAACCCTTATGGAGTAGGTAAAAAAGATTGCAGCGATGGGAAAAGATTACAGCGATTTTTGGCGGCATCTCCGTAATCACGCTAAATCCCTGTAATCATTAATAAAGGAAGGAAGGCATGAGCTGAAGCTCATGCCCAGCCCACAACCACCAAAAACAAAGGAGGTAATTGATATGCTACAAAAATTCTTAGACGGCAAGAAGAAGTACAGCGCCTTCATCATCACTGTGCTGGCCGCAATCATCCCGCTTTTTATTCAGGAGTCAGAGGCGCAGAAAACCTTTATGGACATGGTCCCGTCTCTGGCAGCAGCCGTAGCCGGAGTATTTTATATCCTGACTCAGGGCAAAATTGACGCCGAGAGGGAAAAAACTAAAACCGCCGAGGCACAGGCGGCTACTGTTTCAAATGGCGCGCCAGCCCCTTTAACTCAAGAAACTCAAGGTATGCTAGAAACTCCAGGAACTCAAGTAACTCTAGGAACTCAAGCCTTTGACCCCAAGGCCTTCCACGAGAGCGTCATGGCCACCGTCAAGGAGACCTATACCGAGGTGAACTCGTGCACCATTTTCTACAAGGCCAGGGATAAAGGCTCGGTGACTGACTGCCAGCACATATCGCAGGTCGTGGATTACTGGAATTACCTGGTGGATTTGGCGGTTGACGCTAAGGACTGGATAAAGGAGCAGACCGAGAAGAAGAAAGGCGAGTGCGGCCGAAGCCCTGAGTATTATGTCTTCAACCGGGACTTCAACACCACCATCAGAGCCGCCAATAGCCTAACTGAGTTGTCTATCTCCAAAATTGACTGGAAGGCTAAGCTGGCGCCGTTCAACAGGACGTTGTACGGTGTGGGAACTCTGGCCGAGCAGCTCCTTCCATCGCCGTAATCGTAGTGTATCGCTGTAATCAAATTACTTAAAGGGGGATGGCCCTATGGCGATAGTCGCCAATATCACCAACAAAACTCCGAGGGTAATCAGACCCATTATCAGGTTTCTATTAAGCATTTTACCTCCTTCCCCCAAAAGGAGCGTATGAATTATAACATTAATCTGGAGGCCTTTCTAGGGAGAAAAAGTACTATTTTGGAGAAAATTTTGTACTAAAACACTGATAGGCCGTAAATCACCGTAATCATCTTATGGATTTAAAATTAGGATTTAGGGAGGACATGTAGCTGCGGGGTTTTAACTCCGCATTAGCAAAAACATGTAGCCGCGAGGCTTTAGCCTCGTGACCTCGACCTTAAAAGGTCGAGGCTACATAGGTGGTGAAATGCGCAGTATAAGTGACGCACTACTGGAAGAACAGAAGAAGCCCACCAGGAAGCCGCTAGTCAAGCTCGAGGTGCAGGCTTACGGCCATCCGGCGGCCACGCCATCAGGCGGTATTCAGTGGGAAGCCTTCGGCTGGCAGCGCTTTTATTCCAGCTCAGAGACCAAAGACTCCCACGGCGTAACCATGCCCGGTGACGGCTCATTGATTCGGGTCAGGAAGTCAGGCACTAATCTCTATCTTTCCAGGGTAACTAGCCCTGGCCCGGGCTCCGATTACTCGAGCTGGGGTGCCTCTTTTGGTGGTGTCACCGCCAATGCTAAAGTTAATATCGCTTCCCAGGGCGCAGAGGTCATGGTGTCCTCAATGGACGCCGCTAACCTCTGGCGTAGGCAATCCGCCGACAACGGTGCCACCTGGGCAGCCTGGGTAGCCATGACCAACGCCAGGCCGTGCGAGCGAGGCGTAGCCATAGCCTTTAAGCCCAACGGCGATTGTGTCATAGTCCACGCCTCGGACGTCAACGACCCCACCAGCCTCTATCTCCAAAAGAGGACTGGGGGGACATGGAGCACCGGCTTAGGCCAGCGAGGCAGCTATGATGGCGAGGTCGTTGATTTAGCCGTGTACTATGATGGCGATTGGAATATCATCGCCTTAGTCCAGGAAGCCAGCTATATCTCTGTAGTCCGCATGGTTTACGGAGACGGCTATCGCCAGACTGCTAATACCTGGGCAACAGATGTCAAAATCGGCCTGGGTAGAGCCAGAGTAGATGTCGCCGCACAGGTAAGGCTGAGGCAGTTCACTACCGGTTGGCCGGTAGGTTATAGCCGAATGTCCTGGGAGCAAAAGGCCGCTTGGAGCAGGCAAGTAAAGAGCAGCACCTATTGGGAGAGATACGCCGCGGTATATGAAGCCCTGGCCGGCGAAACCCTGGACGTCTCAGGTCCTTATCTGCTCAAGCCCCCCACATCATGCACCAGGCCGCTTTTGTCGCTAGCCCGCCAGAACCAGCCCTGGTTATTCAGACTAAAGCCAGGCACTGATTTCTACGACTACAACTGGAACAAAGCCAGCTACATTGATACTTTAGCCTCCAGAGGCATGGCTTTAGCCGCCGACCCCAGCGGAGAGTATATATGGGCAGCTCAGCCAAACGAGGTCTGGCGCGCCCTTTGCCCTGGTGCTTGGAGCCCCCCAACCGCAGGCTCAGGCGCCGGCGATAAAATAACCATCCCTGGAGCCAGAATCGCCAGGGTCACCGAGGCGGTAGACCCGGAGCAGCCGTCGGAGCTGGAGGTGGAGCTCGACAATTCCAAAGGAACGTATAACTCGCCAGGCTCCGGCGCAATAGCCGTCTTAAAGAGGGGGGCGCGGGTAAACCTCCACCTGGGCTACAAGACTACATCAGGCGACCAGCTCTCAGAGGCAGCCAGGTATTTTGTTGAAGGTATGGAGTATAAGAGAGACCCTAATATCTCCAGCTTTATCATGCGCTGCGTGGATGCCTGGGGTTTGCTGCAGCGCTACCAGTTCAACAAGCCCGTGGAGTGGAATATCGGTTCGAATGACTTTACCTGTTACCAGCTAATCGAGAAAGTAATCCAGGCGGTAGGGGGCACGCTTTCCTATAAATCTCGTAGTAACCTAATCACTAATCTCTATCCCCGTCTTGAAGTCGGCGCTGGTGAATCCGCAGCCGGCGTACTTAAGAGGCTGCTTAACCTGGTGCCAGATGTTATCTACTTCTTTGGCCTCGATGGCTACATCGTGTATCCCCAGGCAGGAGACACCGTTGTCTACAAATACAAATTCCCAATCTAAGGGGTGTTTAAGAGGGGCGCAGCCCCTCTTAGGAACTCTCTCTGCCCTCTCCCTTGACGGGACAGGGTCAGGGTGAGGGTGAAAAAATGTAGGGGCGTACCTTCAGGTCCGCCCGAAAGGAGAAAAGAACATGGCCAACAGTCTTTACACCAAAGCCAAGCAGCATCTAGTAGATGGCACAATCGACCTGGACACTAACGACATCAGAGCCATACTGGTGGATGGAGCAGACTACACCCCCAATCTGGCCACACATGAAACCCTGGCCAATATACCAGCAGCGGCCAGAGTAGCCGTCAGTGGAGCGCTGGCCAATACGACGGTCACCGATGGTGTCTTTGATGCTGATGATAAAGTAATCAGCGCCGTCACCGGCGACCAGTTCGAGTACATCGTCCTCTACCAGCACACTGGAGCGGAGAGCGCCTTACTGCTGCTGCTCATAGACACGGCTACCGGTCTGCCCTGCACGCCTAACGGCTCGGATATCACCATTCAGTGGCCCAGCGGTGCCGACAAAATCTTCAGGCTGTCCTAACAAAATGTCATTGCGAGCCCTTCACTCTGTGTCATTCTGAGCGCAGCGAAGAATCTCGTGCCGCTTAGGATAAACTCCGCGTGGCAATCTCTAATCAAAGTGAGAGGGTGAAAGGAGCGGAGCGACTAAATGGCGACAGAAAAACTTATAGGTACTAGAGGAATCTCAATATCTCACTATGCGTGAGTTGAAGAGGCAGATAGCATGAGCACAAAATACGAATACTACATCACTGGGGATGACGATTTCCTCGGTTTAGGGATTGCTATATGGGGTGCACAAACTTTTACTCCATCTGCCGCCCACACGATTACCAGCGTCAAGTTAAAACTCTATAAATATGGTGCAGAAACAGTTGGCACCATCACAGTAGGTATAAGAGCTGTAGATGCTAATGGTCGTCCTACGGGTAACGATTTATGCTCTGGAACTATGGACGGAGGCGTCCTAACCAACACTCCTACATGGTATGAGATAACCCTTGGTGCTGGCTATAACCTCTCCGCCAGTATTAAATACGCCATAGTAGTTAGAGCACCTAACGCAAGCTGGGCGTATGCTTTGCAGTGGAGGGCGGATTGGTCATCTGCAACCTATGCTGGCGGATGTGTTGAATATAGCACCAATTCGGGTGTTGATTGGACAGACTATGCTACCCAAGACATGATGTTTGAGGAGTGGGGAGACCCCATAACAGCACAGACCATAATCCCCTCCAGCATAGTCCAGGCGGTAACTTACGGCACCCCCACAGTCCAGGTAGGAAGCGGTGCGCTGGTTATCATTCCATCGAGCATAGTCCAGGTCATAGCCATCGGCACACCGGCTCTTCTTTACCCGCAAATCCTATCTCCGTCAAGCATCATCGTTACCATAGTCTACGGCACGCCATCCGTCATCAAAACTGGCGCTGCTGGCTTTATCTATCCTCAGAGCATAGTCCAGCAAATATCAATCGGCAGCTCAACCATCCTCAAGTACGTCTGGCATGTTATCCTGGACGGACAGTACAATATCGATTCTCCTGCAGTAAACCGCGCCTATATTATCGGCAGAGACGCCTACGGCAACCCCGTCTATGGGGAAGCTATAGACTCAACCGAGCTAGGCCTGGTAGGAGAGAGGTTAGACTTCCAGCAGGAGCTAGCCATCCCCACCACCGCCCAGGCCGGAGACGTAGCCTCAGCCATCTTAGCCAAGATGAGACTCACCAAAGCTAGGGGGGTCATACTCATACCGCCCAATTGTGGCCAGGAGCTGTTTGATGTGGTGCAAATATCAGATGCCGGAGCCAACCAGGCAGCCGTCACGTTCCGTGTAGTCGGGATTAGGTTCGAGTACAACCCCAAGCAAGCCCGCTACGACCACAAACTCATACTTGGAGCACCCTAAAGTTTCTGAGGTGGAAGCACGATATCATTATTTGTGGATGGTAATGCCGCAAGGGGCTTATACGGGCGGCTTTTAGCTATAGCGGCTGCTTGACTTCCTTGTCCAGGGTGATGAAGCCTCTTTTCAGGGCGGTGATGACTGCCTGGGTGCGGGCGTTGGCATCCAGTTTGCGCAGTATGGAGGTTATATGGTTTTTAATGGTCTGTTCACTGATATTGAGCTCGAGGGCGATTTGCTTGTTGAAGAAACCCTGAGCCATGTAGTTGAGGATTTCAGTTTCCCTGGGGGTGAGAGGTGAAACAAAGGATTCGGCGCCTTTTCCCCAGGAGAAGTTTTGAAATTGCTCCAGCACATGATGAGCTACCTTAGGCTGTGATAGGAAGGTATCGTTAATGGGGTGTTCGCCGGCGGCGGCTTTACGGATTGTCGTCAACAGTTCATTTGAGGAGACATCGCGCCTTAGATAGCCAGCTACCCGCGATTTGATTGCCTGGAAGAGCTCATCATCGTTGGGTTGTGGTGACAGCAATATTACTGCGGCACTGGGCAACAGCTGTTTGACGGCTTTGGCTAAGTCCGTGCCGCCGCTATGGGAGAGTTCGATATCGAGGAGAA